GCTAGACGAGGCAAATCTTTTCACACACTTGTTGAACAATATATTAAGAATGAAACTCCATCCATTAGAGATGTACTTCCATTAGGTCTATTCAGACTATTAAAACCATACATAGATCAGATTGATAATATTCATTTACTTGAAGCTATTATGTACAGTAAAGAACTTACTATTGCTGGCCAAGTGGATTGTGTAGCAGAATACAATGGAAAATTATCAGTAATCGACTTCAAAACATCTAATAAAGAAAGACAAGAGGGTTGGATTGACAATTATTTCTTACAAACAACAGCTTATGCTTGTATGTACGAAGAACATTTTGGTACACCAATTGAACAGATTGTAATTCTAATAGCTAGTGAGGATGGAACTACTCAATCTTTCATAAAACAAAAAGCTGATTATAAAAAAGAATTAATGGAATCAATTGATGGATTTTATAAATATTTCGAAGAAAAGAATAAAGATAAAGTCAAGCTCTAAAACTAATTAAATGGCCCACACTCTATCATAAAGGGTCTATGACAAAAAAATTAGGAATATCATTTATAATCGTTACTTGGCTATGTGTAATAGCCTCTACAATAAAGGTAATGGCTGAAGAAAAAGAATATGATGTCTATATGACACAAGTGCCAGTTATGTGTGGAACGCCATATGTAATAGAATCATACATAACTGATAAAGGATTTATACCAGTAAATATAAGTGTTGGAAAACAAGGTGGTAAATCTGATGGTCAAATTGTATTTCTATTAACTTATTATATTAATGAAACACTAGAAACACTAGCTACTATTGACACACCATTAAATGTGGAGAGATGTATTGTTTTTCATACGTTTGATTTAAAGGTTAATGAACAACTATTAACTGGAAAAGGAATTTAATGTTGACGACTAGTCAATAACTGGAGAAGACGAGAGGTCAAACTCTCCACCTCCACCACTCTAAACATATTAAGATATGCTTTGAGGGGGTGAGCGGATCGATTCACAGGTAAACCTAGTTTGAGTTAAATCGCTGATATCGTACTGTCAAAAACATAAATGCTAACGAAAGTTACGCTTTAGCGGCCTAAGCCGTTGGGGTTTGCCTGTACCTTGCAACAGAAACAGGCGCTAAAATTGCTTAATTATAAGTAATAACAACATAACAAAAAGTAAGAAAATAAATATGAGTCTACAAGGAAAAGTAAAATGGTTCAATTCAACTAAAGGTTTTGGTTTTATTGAAAGAGAAGATAAAGAAAAAGATGTATTCGTTCACGTTTCAGCAATAAGAAATTCTGGTATGGATGCTTTAGATGAAGGTCAAGCTTTGACTTTTGAAGTTGAAGATGGTCCAAAAGGTCCTTCGGCAGTAAACTTAAAAACTGCATAATACTTACACTTTCTATTAGTTAAGTAATAAACACATATGAGGTATGTTTCAAAGACATACCTTGTATAAATAATATACGTTCATCTTATTAAAGACGGAAGTAGCGAAAGCGAAGGAACGCACCCAACAATTAAAAGGAGGGTGTAATGACAAGACATACCAAATTACTAGAACAACATAGTAAAAATATAGACCTAAAGAAAAAAGAACAAGCTTTGTTTAGTGCCAGAAAAGAAGTTGAAACTTATGGCAACGGAACAACTGGTTACAAAGTGAAACACGGCCCACACAAGGGTATGGTATTAGGTCATCTTACAACAAAATCTACGAATAATTGGTAAAAGGCTTGCCTTTTTGGTTGTATTATGTTATATTCTGGAATGAAAAATTTAATTAAGGTTAGTATATTGTTATTCCTGACCGGATGTGTTGGTGAAACATTGTTTACCTTAGGTCCACTTAATTTTAAACAGGCAGATATGGTGACCACACCTATTAAAATGATGATAAAAAAAGATCCAATTAAGGTTGACAAAACAGAGAAAAGGTGATATATTAATATAATGAACTCAAAAGAATTTTCACTAATAATAGAATCGCTAGTAAAACAAAAAAGGTGTTCTTATATGGATGCTGTTGTTTTATATTGCGAAGAACACGAGATTGATACAAGCACGGTATCAAATCTTATTTCCAAACCATTAAAAGAAAAGATTAAACTAGAAGCCACCAATTTAAGAATGTTAAAGTTTCCTAAATGTGGACAGTTGCCGGTGTAATATGTATGGAGGTTTTGATGTATTTAAAGTTTATTTGGGTATTAAACTACATTTCACAACAAAGTCATATGATTATGTCAAGTATGAAGGCAAAGTTAATTGTAAATTGGAAACATTTACAAAACGTAATGACAGATACTTTTTTCACAAACTTTCTAAACAATACGACATCAATAGTATTGTCGATTTTTTTGTGGCTAACTTTGTGTACGATAATAAAAAATGGATAGGTAATTTATTACAAAATGATGGACGAGAAATATATTTGGAATACAGAAAACGTAAAGAATCGTTTATATACAATTTTAGAAGCGATTGCTTGGCTATCTTGGATGATTTTAATGGTCGTTCTCTTTCTTTTAATGACGGCTTCGTATGTGGTGCTGGACAACATCCTAGATTGTTACGCCTACTTATTCAAAAGAAAGCGTCTTTCCAGACCATCATTGTGTTTGACCACTTTCTGTCGTTTAGTAAAAATTGGGATAAAGAAATTACCGAAAAAGTTGTATGGCCTAAAATCTCATCTACGATTGCCAAGTTAAAACCTTTTATAAGGTTCAATACAACCGAATGTAAAATGATTATGAAAGAAATATTTGTAACCAAATGAAAACCGTTTTTTGTATAGGTAATGGAGAGAGTAGGCAAAGCTTAGACTTACTTAAATTAAAACCTCACGGCAAGATATATGGTTGTAATGCCCTTTATAGAGATTTTACACCAGATGTTTTAGTGGCCGTTGACCAAAGTATAATGCACGAAATATACCACAGTGGTTATGCTCATAACAATCAATCTTATTTTAGAAATTGGTCAAAATGTCCAGCTGTTGTGTACGAGAGTATGATTAAAAGTGGTGCTTCAGATGAAGACCTGAAAGTGGCAAGAGATGGTGGTGCCTTTTACGAAAACAAAAGAACACCAGAAACCAATCAGTTCGTAATGCACGGTTCTAATGTATCTGGTATGGTCACTATTCTTAAAAAAGATAAATCAAAAGTAGAGAAAAATATAAATCAAAATTCAATTAAGATATCTTGGTGTAAAGACAATGACAAATCAAATTGTGTAAATGATGTTTTAGTAGAGCAAAACGATTTTGGTTGGGCTGCCGGTCCTACTTCAGGTTATATTGCTTGTGTAAAAGAACAGCCTGATGAAGTATATCTAATAGGACACGACCTAAACAGTACAACCGGTAGAGTTAATAATATGTACAAAGGTACAAAAAACTATGTCTTACCAGAACACTCACCTACACCAAGTGTGAATTGGTTAACTCAATGGAAACAGACATTTTGGGACTTTAATGGTAAAAATAAACATAGAAGAATACAGTTTATTAAGGTCAACCCTAATTTAAGAGATGCCAATAGTATTAACAGTCCTCCATTAGAATGGGATGGTACAGTTACCAACTTAAAGTATATGGATATGAAAGAGTTTATTAAGAAGTTTGATATCAAATGAGCATTGACAAATGCTTCAAAGTGTGATATATTAAGGTAATATGTTTGATAATATCATTTATAAAACTTTAGACATCATAGTAACTTGGTGTGAAAAGTATAGGAGTTATATAATGAGTAAAGATATTCCTAAACACGATCCCAAACAATTAAAAAAATGGGTAAAACAACAAGAAAGACAAAAAAAGTCTTATAAATAAAAATGATACCGATTATACAGGTAACACAAACAAAACGATACATAAACAGGAGATAAAATATGGATTTCGAAACATTAAAGAGATCGTCAAGTAACTTTGACACACTAACTAAAGCCTTAGAGCAAAATCTTGCTCCAGAAGATACAGCAAATAAAAACAAATACCAAGACGACAGATTTTGGAAACCAGAGCTAGACAAAACTGGAAACGGTTATGCCGTTCTTAGATTTTTGCCAGCAGTTGAGGGAGAAGACTTACCTTGGCAGAGAATTTGGTCACACGCTTTCCAAGATAAAGGTGGTTGGTATATTGAAAACTCATTAACTACATTAGGACAAAAAGATCCTGTGTCCGAAGAAAATACAAAACTTTGGAATACTGGAGTTGATAGTGATAAAGAAATTGCTCGTAAGAGAAAAAGAAAATTATCATACTATGCTAATGTGTTAATCGTTTCTGACCCTAAACATCCAGAAAATGAAGGACAAGTAAAATTATTTAAATTTGGTAAAAAGATTTTTGATAAGATTACTGAAGCGATGCAACCAGCATTTGAAGATGAAAAAGCAATCAACCCATTTGATTTTTGGAAAGGTGCAAACTTTAAACTTAAAATCAGAAAAGTAGATGGCTATTGGAACTATGATAAATCTGAATTTGAGAGTGCAACACCACTTTCAGATAATGATGATAAAATTAAAGAAATATGGAGCAAACAATTTGCTCTTAAACCTTTCCTTGACCCAAGTAGTTTTAAGACCTATGATGAACTCAAAGAGAAACTGAATAGGGTAATTACGGGTGATAGAAACGCCAGTACCGTTGAAAATGTAAGCCTCCCGCCCAAATCCAACGGACCGGTGAAAAATGCGACAGTTGATACTCAACCTGTGGCTAGTGATGATGACGATACGTTATCTTACTTTAGTAAATTGGCTGAGGAAGAGTAATCTATCTCTCTCAATAACTGAACGCTTTAGGAGGTGGTTAGAAATAACCACCTCTTTTTTGTTTTCCAGCGTATAAATATTAGCATATGGTTTCAATTTTAGATCCTTTAGTAGATAAGCAAGGTGGCGTAAGAAAGTCAGCAAATTGGTACAAAAAGAGTGTACAATCAATTGCTGATACAATAACTGCCCGAAAGTTAATGAATAGAGGTAAATTGACTGTCAAACCTAGTGTTGGTCGTTTAAATATGTTCTTCTATGACCCTAAATTAAAGAAGACATTACCTTATTATGATACATTTCCACTTGTCTTACCTTTAGAACCAATTAAAGGTGGATTTATGGGTATGAACTTTCATTATTTACCATATATGTTAAGATTTAGAATGTTAGAACGTATGCAAAAGTTTGCTGATGGTGGTTTAAGTGGAAAAACATTAATGAATGTTAATTATGATGGTGTTAAAAATATACCCATAGTTAAACCAACAATTAAAAAATATTTGTATGGTCACGTGAGATCAAATTTTTTAAGAATAGATTTTGATGAAGCGGCTTTGGCCGTTTATCTACCAGTGCAACAATTTAAAAAGGCTAGTGAGAGCCAAGTTTGGAAAGAAAGTAGAGGAATGATTTAATGGCAATTTTAAGAGGAGGCGTAAGAATATTTGGCCAAGATATCAGAATAGGACTTCCTAGAGATAACACCCTTACAACAGGTGGTATTTTAAAGAGAGCTGCTGAACTTCCTGGTAAAAGTATTGGTGCTTCACCATCTACAATAGGCCGATTTATGGCTAATGTTAGTCAAGGTGAGGGTATGGCTAGACCTGCTCGTTATCTTGTTAGATTTAATATGCCAAATAATATAGTTATAGATAACAACAGTGCCGGAGAAGATAATGAGGAAATAAACGCAAGAGCAGAAGCAGTAGCACAACAAGGTATTAATCAAGTAGGCGGACAAGAATTAGCAAGAACTGTTGGTATGATGTGTAACACTGTTGAAATGCCGGAAAGATCAATTACACAAGCAGATAGTATTACATATGGACCAAAAAGGCAAATGCCAATTGGTTACAATTTTCCAGGTACAGTACAATTATCCGTTTACGGTGACAAGTTTTTAAGACAAAGAATGTTTTTTGAA